TGATCTGATTTTTTGATGATCACATGACCATCTGGAGTATCGGCAACTGTATACTTGCTAGGATCTTCACTTCCTATCAGCATTCTTTCTGCGATACTATCTTTAGTTTTTAGATAATGCTGTTTCTTCTCTAATTGTTTACTGCTGATTTCAAGGATCTCTCCGTCCCATTCGTCGAAGTAAACGTAGAAGTATTTTGCCTTGTCTGCTTTAGCTTTTACTACCTCAAGTAGAGGTTCTAGAGTAGAGGACATCTAATACCTGCTCTGTTATAAACTGCTCGTCTCCATAATGAATAATTCCACCAGGAATATTATAATTCTCAATCAAAAATTTGTCGTCATCTGTATACCAAGCATTCATCATTTCAGTCCAATTGTGCGGAATGTCTTTGTTCCACAGTCTTGCACTTTTGGTATCGATGTCGTACAAGTTATTTACTGGAATTGATATATCATTATCGCAATCTAAGAAGTGTGTTACACAATTCAACAACAAATTTTTATCAAACGTTTGTGGTTTCTTTTCTTTGAACATTGTACTGTAAACATCACGCCAATTTTGTAGCACAGGGTCAGCCATTTTGAACCACTCTAGCACAGTATCTTTGCTGTTGTCAAAGTAAATCATATTGTTGTAGTTCTGAGGCAGATTGTAGTGTTGTTCGATCTCAAATTTATAACTTTTGTCTGTTAGTTCATTTCTATATGTTCTTGCTATGCTACTTACTGCTAGGTCATGGTTAGTAAACTGATCCCATAGTAAATCAAGGTCAACATTTCTCAGAATTGTATCTGCATCCAAGTAGATAGTTTCATTGAATGGACTTGCATGCACCATTTGCCACATGTTCATGGCATGAAACCCGTCTATGTGACTGGTAAGACCAAAAGGCAGTTCAGTAATATAATCAAATGCTTCTTTGTATGTGCTTCCAACTTCATCATATTTGTCTTTGTCAACTACCATACAAACTTCAGCATCTTTGTCTATTGCTTTGATGCTCAGTGCTAGAGCATAGCAGTATTTGAATCTATCTCTATCAGTGTTGATACCTAATGTAACGAAACCTCTGCTCATTGTTTTTCCTTCAATGCTGTTACAAGATTTTCATACATTTTATCTGCTTGTCTAGCCATTGCACGTTTGTTCATAATGTGCATATTTTCTTTTTGTTTTCTAACCATAATATTTTTCCAAGGCTCACTGCGGTTGTGGCTGAGAAAAGTCATGTCTGTAAAATCTTTTACTCTAATCAAATCATCTTTCTGATCCATGTTTATAAGAGGTACACCGTCAAAGTCATAAACATGATGTTCGTTTGTAAATCCGTTGAGAATATGTATTGCAATACTAACACAAAAGTCTGTTCTAAACAATCCAGGAGGGAATTGATATAGCAGTGCATAGTAATCCCAATTTTCTTTGACGTGTTCCCAAATACCAAAAAAGATCTTGCTTTCTTCACTTTTGTCAAAGTAAACTGCGGTACTCCACCAATGATGGATACCTGCTTCATTCAGATCTATTTCGTTTAGGTAGGGAGATTGTCCTTCTAAGTATATTGCATCTCTGTGCATTCCTAGAGGAAGTTCAGTTTGAAAAACTCTGTCGTAAAAATTATTACAAATTAGATAATCACTGTCAATCAAAAGTGTTTTTTCAAAAGGACTTAGTTCAAAGATACCATCTTTGTTTTTGTTACTAAATTGTGTAGTAAATTCTGTCCACGGACTATCAAAGTGTCTACGTGGATTAGGATCATGATGAATTTCATGACTAACAACATAGTCAAACAAGACTTCAATATCCTCTTTGGGCATACTGATATTCATCCAGTCTTCAGTACCGGTATCTGTAATCAATGCTACTTTGTTATTTTTCATATGCAATTTAGCATATGCACTTGCGATAGCGGCAAATTGCAGATAGTTCAGCTGGCTGTTATTGTATGCAATAATGGCAACGCCGTTTTCTTCTTCCATTTACCAATCCATAAGTTTTTTGATATTTCTTGCACGTTGGATTTTTTCCATCTGTGTTTTGTATTCAAAGCTAGCTTCTGCATATGCTTCAAACAATATATCTCTAAATGCTTCCAAGTTATCAATTTCAATTGGATTATCTTTGGTATCAATCAAAATTGCTGAAGTTTTGCCAAAGTTCAGCAATGCGGCTACAAAGCCAATAGTCTCGGCATCTGCAATAAATGTGCCATTGTTGTGATGAACGGTCTGGAGGACTTGCATACGTGTCCTAACGTTTCTCTTCTGATTACTCAGAGTAATACGATAGTTTGCAAATTCCAGAGCTTTTTCGAGTCTCTCGTCCATGAGTTTCTCCTATAATTATATGCTACTATAACTTATTTATGTGGGTTTTGTCAACAGTTTTTTTTAGCTGTCGTCTGCACTATCCCAACCGTTTGTAATTTTTACTGTTGGAACAGGAGATACATCAAACGTAGCGTTACCATTTGTAACGATATCTGGCATCAATAAACTTAGGCTTGTGCTTATTGTACCGTCGATAACTTGGTCAAATGTTGTATCGTCAAGCACACACTTGAAATGTACTTCACGCCCGTTATCTGCCCATTTACCGTATAGTTTGAATTTTAGGTTTTGATATGCACTGTACTGTGAATAACTACTCGTAAATATTCCACTGTATGCAGTTGTTTGAGCTTGTGAAGGATGATTGCCAGAACCTGTGATATATCCAAATCGACTGCTACCATATCCGTAACCATACCCATACCCATACCCATATCCGTATCCATAGCCGTAACCACTTAGTGTTACTCCACTACTTGTGTATAGTAATCCTTCATCTGCCGCTCCAGCATCAGTGCCATCGCCATAATATTGTGTAAGATCATAAAATCCTTTGCCTTCGCTGGTGCCGCCTGTTGTAGCCGCACTTTCAAAAACATTATCCCATGTAAAGTTTAGCATGCCCATTTCGTTGATAACATCACTCCAGTTATAGTAACCTGCTGTACTACCACCCGCCATAGTAATTTTTAGTCTTAGTTGTCCGCCGCTGTTGAAAAAATATCTAGCATGATTGTAGCTGTCAAACAACCATCTGTGTTCAGCGTTTAGTTTGTTAGTCCAATTAGTTGTTCGTTGATAAGGTCCGTTGTTTGGTGTAGCAACCAATGCACTAGCGTTTGTAGGATCTACTGCAAGGTGATTGTTGTTTATCAGCAAAGGTTGAATGTTAGTATCAACTACATTCAAATCTTCTGCTCTAATAGGAGTGTTTGCTGTTACGTCTGTGCGGTTTGTTGGTACACTGAATACCAACACTGTATCACTCAATGGTGTTCTGTCTTTACTAACGTTTGTACGTTCAACGAGATCTTGTAATCTCAAAGCTGTAATAAGAGTAGAAATAGGAAGGTTGTCAGCAACATTCGGTGCTCCCCAACCAAATTTATGCGTAAGCACACGATTAGGATCAGTTACAGCCGCGGAAAAATACTTGTCACCAAAAATTTTGTTGACAACTTCAGCTACCGCGTTGTAGTGTGAAGCTTCAGCTATTTGGCCAGGCGTCTGTGGCATGTTATTTTGCTCCCACTACTACTTCAATTGTTCCGGTTTCTTCTGTGTCCTTAGATTCTAGTGCTCTACCAATAACTGCGTAGCATTCGCTACTTGGTGTTGATATTGCCATTGCGTGACCTGGGGTGTTACTCGAAACCAGTCTCTGTCCTTTGGCTACTTTGCCAACGACTTTGCAAGGCACCCGCCCTGCTAGTGCTACAAAAGGATGTGTAGCATCTGAACCAGCACCTGCATTCATTTCAAATCCTGGTGCAGTACTGATAATTCCAAATACATCAGTATCCATTTGTTGTAGTGTTTGAGTGATTTCGTGTGTTCCACCTAGTCTAACTACTGTACCTGCTTCATATTCTGCATCGGCTTCATAACGCTCTGCAAGGTCAGCATATTCTGCACTTGTTGCGATACCTCTAAACTTATAGTCTGTTGTGCTATTCATTGTGATGCCTGCTTGAATAACATTGAACTGTGTGCTTAGAGCTGTTACGCCATCTTCTAAATATTCTGTTGCATGAGGTGTCCATGCTGTAGTGTCATCTGTAATAATGCTTACAATGTTGCTGTCTACAATTGTTTCTATTGTATTGTGATATATGCCCAGCGTGTCTTGTCTATTACGGTATTCGATCCGTGTATTACTTGCTGGCGCTCCAATACTAAACCACTGTCCGTCGTATAGCATTAGTTTGCTGTTTGCTGTATCGTACCAAAGCTGTCCTTCAGATGGGTTTGTTGGTGCAGTACCGCTTGCAAAGTTTTCTAATAGGTGTAAAAAGTTTTCGTTCAGTATCTCACCAAACCTTGTATAGTTTTTACCAATCAAACTAATACTGGTGGTTGTATCAACTGTACCATCGTTTACAACTATAGGAGTCTTTGAACCTGTACTATAATTTATTGTATATGGCATCGTTATTCTCTCTAATTATAAGTCTGCAAAACTTGTTCTAATTCGTAGTGTATACACCACTTGTATTTTTCTATTAGCACTCTTTTGTACTGGATGAAAAATTACATGTGTCAACAGATCGCCGTTGCCTGTGTATAATCCTAATTCGTCAAACACATATGTACCGTTCATATCAGTACTTGTGTCTAGTGTATCTTGTCCCACTGGTATTGCATAATCTAATGTACAAGTCGTAACAACGTCTGAGAAAGTGTTTGGACTAGTATGTGTTACTTCAACACTGTTATCTGCTGTCGCATCGTCAACAGTTTGGGAAAATGTTTGGTTATATAGTATGCCACTAGCTGTGCTGGTATTAGTAGCTTTGTAAGTTACGTTACCCAAGCCATCAATACTAGTGCCACCATTTCCAAATCTCATAGTGGCAATTTCATATGTGCTGGATGATCCTGTTTCGTTGGCTAGCAGATTTGCAATAGCCACGCTCATGTTTTCAAAGTTCACAGCGTTACGTCTGCGAACAAATACTTCGCCTGACTCAGGATCCCAAATCTTTATATGTCCTTCAATGCCAACTAGAGGCTTTTCAATTTTTAATTCCATTGGTTATATCCGTTTGTAGTATTTATATCGATCCTTGCCCTGCATTTCTAATGAAAGCATGTTCTGGTGTAATTCCTGGGTCAGCTAGTGTAATTCCGCTGTCATTGTATGCCATGCGCAAATTATCTCCATAATGTGAGAATTTCTCTAGTGCTGGAATCTTTGTAGTGTTGCCACTGTTGATAACTGTGTCTCCACTTGTGTGTGCTTTTTGACCTGTACCTAGTGTACCTCTAACACAGAACTTCAGCGTATCTGAGTTATCGTCAATTGCACCGTATTCAATTCTTTCTGTTCCAATCCATACAACACCATTCCTATTAGGTGCTCCATGACCTGTTGTAATTGTTGGTTGGTCAAGTACGCTAGCATTGGTAACTGGAATATCAGTTGCTGTAGCTGTTATATCACTTGCTAGAACAGTTTTCTTATTGTCAACAATCACGTTACTAACTTCAATACCCATTGGCTCATAGTAGTTTATTCTAAATGATCTAGTATCTGCTGTAGCAATGCTACTGGTTGTAAATTCATACGGTACTGTAAGACCAAATTCTTCAACTCTATCTCCAAGATTTCCTACAATGAACATTTTTGTACCAGTAGGATTGAAATGTATACCTGAAGGATTAGCTCCTAATAGGTAAAATTCTGCATGTGTTGCTGTTGAAATATCCCAAGGATTTGTCAGTCTAAATAAATCTACGCCATTACCAAGTGTGCCAACTATAAACATTTTTGTTCCAGTAGGGTTGAATTCTATACCAAATGGTTCAAAGTCTGTTGCACCTAAGTATAAATCTTGATTGAATGTTGCTGTTGAAATGTCAAACGCAGATGATAAATCAAATTCATATATCTTGTCATTTTGATTTCCTGTGATATACATTTTAGTACCATCATCTTTAAAGTCTAGTCCAAAATGATCATTGTCTACAGTGGTGACCAGTGTTTGTGTGAAGCTTGCAGTTGACACATCAAAGCCTGTTGACAGTGCATACTCGTGAACATTATTATTGCCCGTACCAGTTACAAACATCTTTGTACCATCTGTGTTAAATTTTACTGCGGTTGGATTTGGACATTGTGTAACTGCAAAACTGTCTATAAAAGTAACTGTAGATGATAAATCAAATCCTGTTGAAAGTGTATATTCATTCACATCATCACCTGCCGCGCCAATAACAAACATTTTTGTTCCATCGTTGTTGAATGTTATTCCTCTAGGATTATTTTCTTGTGCCGCAACACTATGAGTTGGACCTGCTATAACCATGCCTTGTGCATTTGTTTGTACAGCAATACTAATGTTTTCAGTATAGTCTACAGGATAAAGTTCATCGCCCTCCCACTCACAAGCAGGTTGGTCAAACTTGTTGCCATTATATATGATATCGTAGTCTGCGTCAACCGTTGTGAACAAACTAACATCTTCATTGCCAGGAGTATAACCAAAGTCACCTCCGTTCAATATAATATCACACTGCCAACTTCTCAAGCTGTGATCCAGTCTACGCATTTCAACAAGCATTTTTGAATGGTTCTTGTCATCAATTTCAACGCTGATGCCTTCGCCCAGTGTATTGCTGTCCATTACACTGTGTACTTTTGTGTGGAATGGTTTGATTTGCTGTAGATAATCTTCAACAATACTGATGTGATATCTTTCGTAATGTGTTCTGTTTGTCAATACTGGGTGTTGTACTTTTAGTTTTACATAAGTTGTTTTGAATGCAAAGTCGCTGGTTGTGTTTTGCAGTACTGCCTGCAACAAACAACTGAACCATAGTTTGTTGTACTTGAGTCTGTGTGTATTGATAAACACTTTGTTGCGCAAGTCATCAAACAGTGTACTTAGTATGTCACTGCTACCACTATCAAATGGTGTAATGTCAAAACCTTGTGCATCATATCCATGTCCAAACTTGCTTTGATTCCAAACTTCTTCACTGAACGCAATTGTTGCTTTTTGTTTGTGTACTAGTTTCCACTGTGTGCCATCATAACGATAAGTCTCAGGTCTGTTGATGCCATCGCTGTGTGGCACTACTTTTACTAGAGCGTATGTGTTCTCAGATTGACTTGTGTCTGCTATCATTTTTGGATAGTCATTGTATGCTACATCAGCAACAATGTTAGTGTCAAATTCAAATGTTATAACATCATTGTGATCTCTTTCTACTAGACGCCAATCCGCAAAGTTCCAATACTTGGATGTTTTGTATGTTACTATACCTTTTACATATTCTTTGTAGAATACTTGCTCCCAATCTTGCATTTCATCTACTAGCAAAATTTCTCCTAGTAGTTCGTTTAGTTTGTAAACAAAGTTTTGTCTAGCTTCAACTAAATCTCTGTACAAACTTTGTCTTGGACGAATCAAATGTCCATAACGATTGTGCTTGTGCAGATTCAAGTCAGGTAGCATTTGACCTCTCCACACATCAATGTCATCACCTTGTGTACTTTCTACAGTATCGAAGTCATAAATTCTACTCCAATAACTCTGTGCAGTATCCAAACTTGGTTGATTGTTTTGATTGGATCCTTGCACACTTAGATAAAAATTAGTGCCTTCTTGTACTACTACATCTGCTGTGTAAATGGTTGTGTTGCTCCAAGTTGTATAGTCGAATCTTTCTTTGTAATTGTTGAACCCAGCTAAACTGTCACGTATTTTTATGTGTAGATATTCTGGTATGCGCTGGTCTGGATCATCTTCACTGATCAATGTCCATTCTTGCAATGGCATTGCATTGCTTTCGTATGATAGATTCAACTGTGCTACGCTGTTCTTGGTCAAGAAACGCTGTGCATTGCTTACAAACAATACATTGCTTCCACTACCAGCACACCATGCAATATCAAAACTGTTTGGATTTGATAGCAGTACGCTCAATTGATATGTGTTGTAATCTCTGTTTCCGTAGTGATTGATTTTATTTTTGACCCAGAAGTAAAAGTAAGTTTCTGTTCTACGTGTTTTTGGATTGTAATAACTTTCTTCAACCCAGTTGTAAAGTTCTTCACCGTTGATTACATTGTTGTAGGCTTCACCACTTGCAACTCTACCATCAACCACTAGTCCTCTTTGTACATTTTCACTCCACTGTTCTGGAAGAACTGTACTGCGAGTCCATTCGTAAACGTCAATGCTTGCACCGTCAAATAGTTTGCCCCAATTGTTTTGTCTATAATCAGTACTACCTTGTTCGTAGTCCAAATAAATTGCTGTGTTTAGATTCCACCAACGTTTGCCAACTTGTGCTGATCCCCATGCTTGTGTATTAGGAATACTTCCATCAATAGTATTGTAATTGTATCCTGCAACATCTGCTGTAAAGATATAATCAATCTCTTCTTGAATAAATCCAAACAAAATTCCTTTTGCTGGATCATATGTTTCTAGTTGTGCAATTGTTGTTTCAGTAATTGCATCATAAATTTTTACATTCTCAACAAGATCATTTCTTGCTTGCACATCTCCAATTCTAACTTGAAGCCACTGTCCATTGATGTGACCTACGCTGTCATTGAATGTTCCTGTCCAACGATAAACTGCTGGTCTATCATCGCTGGTACTAATTCTATCAACATAAGCATAAATTGGTGTGTTGGTATTGTTTTGTCTTATGCCTGCAAAGTTATGAGTATAAACTCCATTGACTTGTGCAGTGGCGGCTTGTTGTAAACTTGCAAAGTCACTGAATCTCAAGTTTCTCAAAGGATAGATATTACCTGTTCCGCCTTCTTGTTCAATAAATTCATCAATGAAAAATTTGTTAGCATTGTTAGGATCAGCGCCTGTAACTTTGTGTATACCATCAATATTAGGAACAGTGGTACTACCAGTAATAAACACGTAGTCGCCTGCTTGTAAATTGTGTGCTTGGGTAACAGTGTTAGGATATCTTGTAACTGTAATTTGTGCATCATCATCTGCTGTAATACCAGCACATGCACGACTTGCATACATTCCAAAATCCATGGTCTGATAAACTGCATAGCCCTTGTTGAAGTTGCCTTGGTCACTGTTGTCTGCAACCCAAATGCTGAATATGTTTGGATCGTTTGGCATCTCTTTGAACACTTGTGTTCCGTTTACAACTGCATTGAAAACGTTGCTCACTGTGCCTTGTACTGCACTGTATGTTTGTGCAGTAAGTCCAACATCATTGTTACTGGTTCCTGCTCCAATTACAAGTGTTGCATTGTTACTGGTAATGCCCAATCTATTGTTGTTGTTGCTTGCTGTTACACCACTAATACTTGCATTGTTGATTGCGCCAATAATATCTGTTAGATTCAAACTTACCGCAGTTGTTGTAGTTGTAGTGCTTGCTGGAATAACACCTGCTGTGAGTCCTATTACACCATTAGCAGTACCACTACCAATAAACAGTGTTGCTAGGTTACAGTTGATTTGCAAACTTGTGCCATTGCTGGCTACTTGTGCAGTAACACCTGTAATACTTGCAGTGTTGATTTGATTTACAACCTGTGATAGTGTGAGGTTAGGATTGGTTATTGTACTAGTGCTGGTTGCATTGATTGTTTCTGTAACACCGCTAAATCCAACATCTGTGTTAGCAGTACCAACACTGACTGTCAAACTAAATGCGTTAGTAGGTGTAGTTGTAGTTTTTGTCAAGCGCAATATAGAGCCTACTGCACTTGCTGTTACGTTAGGAACACCTGCACTGGTAATCTCTTGTACAATATCATTCAACTGATAAACTTTGAATCCAGTGGTATTTTCTGTTGTAACTACTGTGAAAGTTTGTAGTAGCGATCCAGCATTGGAAATGTCCAGCATATAATTTTTGAATCCTGTCATATATGCGCCATTGTCCACTGCATTTTGTGTGTCAGTAATATCTTGTGCTGGAATAACTGTAACACCGCTGATTACGTCTGCCGCGACATATGTTCTATTCAACACATTGTTGATAACTGTTACGTCTCTGGCTATAAAACTTTCAAGTTGTGTAATATAAGTTACAGAAGCAGTTGCATGCTCACTGAGTAAGAAACTAAGATTTAGTCCTGCATCACTCTGACTGTAATAACTGGTCATAAAGGCAATCCAATCGCTTCCTGAAGGATTAGTTGCACTTATGTACTGAACTTTGAGTGCTTGCAAGTCATTGATTCTGTTTGACGCTTCTGCTGAAATTTGACCTGTGTTTATTGTCCAGCTAGTATTGAACGCATTTTCCCATGCAACTTGTGCAGTAATATTTGAAGTAGTGTTTACTACATCATTGAAGTTTACTGTAGTGCCATCAATAATAAGTGTTTTGGTTGCACTACCTTGAATTACTGGATTTGTTACTGTACCATTTTTTACAATGTTATTGAATGTTGTTGTGGTAACGCTGTTTGAAAATGTAACTGTTCTAGCAACACCACTGCTTTCGCCAAATATTACTGTGCTACCGTTTGTTACTAAACTACTGCCGCCAATATTATTAGTACCAATAACGTTTATTACATTGTTTGTTGTACTCTGTACAGATTTAGTTAGCTGTACACTTGTTCCGTCAATGATCAATGTACCACCACTGCTACTAATTGTTGGTAGTGTAATTGTGCCTGTTACTGAGATAGGATCATTTGGTCTGTTCAGTCCACTTGCTCCATCTGGGTCAACCATTTCCCAAACTCTACCCACGTAAATTACTTTGTCATTGAACTTGTAACTGGTCTTGTTATCCCATTGGTCAATGTCCTGCCATTCACCATCAAAAATATAAGCATCATTTGCTGGAGTTGGAAACTGTGTAAAGTGGTCTTTGGTTAGCACACGATAATCTGTTTCATTTGTCAGCGGTAGACCTGCTGTAATAAAATCTCCAGCGTATTGTGCTTCATCGCTAATAGTTGACTTGGTGTAAGTTCTTGCAGGTCTGGTTGTAAACACATTGTTTACATCTCCTGTTACCAACAAGTCACTGCTATTACTAATGTCAATTGTAAGGTCAGTTAGTGCATCAACTACTGTGGTATCAGCGTTGAATCTAATTGGCTGTGGACTGGTAACGTGTGTTGTTGTGTTCAGTTCAAACTCTATAGTATCTCTGCTACGTACATCACCATAGTCTGCTGTGCGTACAGCCCATTCTTCAAATAGATTTGCTGTAGCATCTGCTCCAAACAAGGCTTTGTTTTTCATAAACGCATCTAAACTGTAGCGTGTACCTTGATACTTTAGTCCGCCTTTGTAGAGATCAAATGCTGTGTCGTCGTCCAGCTTCAGTTGCGTAGCCCAATCAGCTTTGTTGTATCCGCTGTTGAACTTTGCAACATCAGCAATTTGTTTGTTGCTGATTGTATTTGTCTTTCCGTAGTATTGATCCAGTTCTCTTGCTACTGTATCAAAGTTTTCAATAACATCATCGCTGGTAATAATATAACCTGGTGCATGTAGTTTACCATTCCAGTTTTTAGTTTTACTACCTTTCCAAATAATCCTTGTGTGTCTTTGACCCAATGCACTATCATAAACTGTGTCATCAAAATCTGTGTTGTTGTCAAATACAACTGTGTGTTCTGTTTCAACTATGTAAAGTCTAATACCATAAATTGCTGTTTTGGTGCTGTCTTTTACAATAATGCTTGTTGTTTGATCTTTGTTTGCAGTGTTGCGTAAAAATACAACGCTGTCACTGCTGATTTGTTTGCCGTTGATGTCAACTAGGTTGTACACTGCATCATACTTGTTTTCAATATTGTCATAGTAACCTCTGCTAGGCTCTGGTACTACAATTGATTCTGAATTTGGCATCAATGTAATTGGTGTTGACATATCACCAGCCGCCCATGCTACAAAGTTTACGCCTTGTGATCTCCAGTTGGCATCATAACCTTTTGATTTTAGATATTCGCCGTAGCCTAATATAAAGTTGTACACTTCTTGAACATTATAAAACTCATCATTGTAATCCAATGTTTGTTCAATTGTATCATATACAGCATAACGAATAACACTGACACTATCTTGTGTTACTGTGGTTCTCATGCTTCCTGTGTTTGGATTATAGTATACAAATTGATATGTTTCGTTGTCAAATCCGTTGATCTTATATCCTGTGCTGGTTTTTGTAACTGTTATACCACCAATAAACAGTTCGTCAACTGGCTTGCTGTTGTAGAGTACAATCTTTGCATTTTCTTCTGGTATTACAACACTGCCTTTGTCTTGACTGCTTTCTAGTATAAACTGATTGCCACCTGCGTTGATAAAGCCTCCAGTTTTTAGTATAGGACTGAAGTCTAGTCTGCTGAATCTTTCTGTTAGTTGAGTTACGCTTGTGTTGTTGAACTTTGCGTATTCTACCATTGCGTTGCTAAGTCCAATAAAGTAACGTTTAGCGTTTTGTTTTATAACTGCTTCTAGTGATCCGTTGCCCGCAGGGTCTTGAAGAATCACAGGCTTGCTAAAATAATTACTGCCTGGATTTGTAACTTCTACTGCTCTTATTGTTCCAGCACTTGTAACATATGCACGTAGAGTAGCACCGCTTCCAAAGTTATCATAAACTTTTAGCACTGGAGGGTTTATGTATCCACTGCCAGCATCTGCAATTCTAACACTTTCAATTATGCCACCTTCGTAAGTAGTAGAACTTAGCAAAGGCTTGGTGTGATCTATCAACTGATTGAAATCGCTGTTGTAGATAATAGGTGTATTCCAGTTTCCGTCTTGTTTTATTTTGCGTTTGTTACTGCTGAAGAATGTGTTTGTAATCCACAGTGGTCTAATTTTCATAAGTGCAGTAAACAGTGCAATTTTACCTTCACTGCTACGTCTCCATTGATCTTCTACAGGACCCCAATCACCAAACACAAAGTCTTTGGCTCTGTTTATTGCAGTGGGTGCAGAAACCAATCCACTGGTTACTGGACCATTTAGTACACCAGCTGTAGTAACTAGGTCATTTGCGCTCCAGTCAAACCATCTATAACTCCAACGTGGATCTTGTTTAGCTGGCTGTGAAGGATCATTGTATAGTCCAAATTTTAGTGCAGATATAAGAGCTGTACGCTTTGGACCTGCACTCCAACTGTAGTGAGTATCCCACCAAGCTGGCTTTATGTGATATCCAAACATTTCCCAAGGAGTGATGTGTGGTCTATCTGTATTGAAATAATAGTTGTACAAGCCTTTGTATCCAGCAATGCCAGGACCTACACTGCTATAGTTCCATGTAAATTCATCTGATGTAAAATATCCAGCTGGTGTAAGTGTAGTAATACTATTACGTGCTTTGAACTTTACCCAATCGTTTTCAAGTGCATTGTTCAAGTCTGTCCAACTGTGAGGAGTACCAATGTTAGCATTTGGCATAATATGCTCGTACTCAATGATGTTGCTGAAATCATCTTGTAGATTGTTCCAAATTCTAAGTTCTAAATCCCAAAGTGCCGCACTAACAATATCAAAACTACTGCTGGTTCTATCATAAAGTTCACTGCCTGTTTTGATATGAATGCTTCCGTCATGTCCTAGTATTGCACTGTCTACACCATATGACAGGTTTGAGCTAGGCTGATATGGTTTTATCAATCCTAGTTTTACTGCACTGCTAGGAATATAGCTCACAGCATTTTGAGGATACCAGCGAATTTCAAAAGGACTACTATTTGGAAATGTTGTAGTAATTGTAACATTATACGCAGTCAGTGTATATTCACTTTTTTCTAATTGTCTCCAAACACCATTGTCACTGACAAATACTTGTACGTGATTTTTTGCATCGTCATATGTACTAACTGCATGTGGTAGATCCCATGTTTGTCCAGGACCTGGATGGTATGTGTTGAGAACACTTTCATATTCTTTGAACATAGCCATGTTGCTGTTAGCAAATGGACTGTTAGCATCTTTACCTATAGTAATTTCTTCAAGAGCACGGTCCACCAATTCGTATACTGGTGTTGTGATGTCCACTGTGTTGTGCAGTTGTTGCATTTTTTGTGTGAATTGATTTTTGAATCTTCTGTAACTGTTGCTGGCATACTTCAAACTACTGATAGCGTGTGTATCAGTATCCATGTTCATTTGACCAATAAGTTCTGTACTAAATGGTTGTTGTCTAATAGTACCGCCATATTCATGTACTCTTGCACGTTTGTTGTAGTTGTTGTCACCAAAGTAATCGCCTGTAAAGCCTGGCATGCTTTCCATTTGATCTCTCATGTGTTCAATCATATCACCAAAACTAGCTGTGCTTAGTTTTTTGTTTTGAGGATTGTAAATGTGTGTGTCAGCTGGCATAAATTCGCCGTCTGCTGTATCGCTAAGTGTTGAATCACTGTGCCATGTGACTTCCCAAACATCATCTGTTGCAAGCGCATTGGTGTTTACAGTAACAACTCCGTTGCTGTAGGTCCAATCTGTTGTGTTGACAACGCTGTTTTTTGTAACAACAAAATTATAATCAGCAGTATTATCATCCAAATAAATCATACCGTATGTGTTTGGTGATGCTGTTAGTCTATACTTGAATGCATCGTAAGTTGGAGCAACAATTTGCAATTGAAAATCGTCACCTGTGCCTGCTGTTCTTGTAATGCCAGCACCCAATGCTGTGCCATCAAAATTTACAAACTCAATCTCACTTTGGAAAAATTGTGTTTTGATATCGTAGTTTTTATTTCTACTCATGTACAGTGTAGGATATTGACCGTTTATTTCGTCCATTCTAGCTGGACTTTCATAGTGTGCTACCAGTTGTCCCAAACGTTTTGTAAATCTAATAGTTCTACCAATTGCTACATCAGTTGTTCCTAGATCAAACTGTACTGTACTTTTATCTGCATCTACAATTTTTTGTGCGTGTCTTTTTACTGGCTGTGCGTTTCTAATCAAACTCCAAGTATTTTCATATCTATTAGTATCTAAGTTTTTGTAAAAATAATATCCTGGAATTTCTTTTGTAACTTTTACATCATTGTCTTGGTCAAATATTACATAGTTATAGCGTATAGCTCCTGCACCAAATGCAAAATCTAATCCTGGTGTGTTACCGTAGTCTACGTAACTTGGACTAAAACCTAGTGCGTGGTCAACTGGACTTGTAGAACTTTTTCCATAATCAAAAACACCGTCACCTGTAAATGTACTTTCAGGATATGTTGTAGTGTCATCAAGTTTGACACCATCGATATCATAAAGTTGAATAGGAAGTCCTGCGCTTTTGTGCATCTTCTGACTGCTATAGTTCCATGCAGTGCCATCCCAATGCCACTCACTGCCTTCATAAGGCTTTGTTGATTCACTGTTGTTGAACTGCTCGTCGTTGTATCCATGTACAACTAAAATCTTGTCACCACTCACCAATGCAGTACTGCTAGGACCGTAAACTTCTGTAAGTGTAATGCTAGTGCTAACACCTCCTACTCTAAAAATCTTGTTTGCATACGTTGTGTTTGTTGTACCCAAGAACAAAATAGTATCGCCTGTCTGTACTTCCAATGGATTTATTTGTCTCCACCAGCGTCTGTTTTCAAAGTAAGTTGGATTGTAACTTTCTCCGTGTGTTTCAGCACACTCATAGTAACTGGTTTCACCGCCAAGTGTAAATTTTACTTTTTCTCCAATCACATATCCCTGTCCTATTGTCCAGTTGTTTGTAATGTTGCCCATGTGTGTCCAGGCAGTTTGTCCAACAATAGTTGTAGCAGGGTCTGCTGTGCTTTCGTGTAGATGTGTAACATTATGAATGTGTCTTGTACCAAAATTGTATTTTTCAATGTTAGCACGAAATTCAATAATAGGTCTAACAGCTCTGTAAGGTTCTGCAAGCCAATCACTGTACGCTTCGCCTTGAAAGTCCAGTGCGGCTTGTGCGGCAGTTTCATGTATCCAATTGTTTGTTCTAGCCCATGCACTGCTATCTGTTGCAAAACGCTGTTCACAAACATAATCTCTGTCTACATTTCTAAATTCTCTGATGTCATATGGATCAAAGTCAAAGTTTTGATTGTCTCCATCAAATGTACTTGGCTCTTGACTGGTATAAACTGTGTGACTCAAAAATTCTCTTACTTCATAACTGTCAGCTCTGCGAGAACTTTCAAACTGTCTAGTAAGACACAGACCTTTCTCAGTGCCAATGCCGTCGACAATGTAAATGTCTCCCACATGATAGTTTGTACCGTTGGCCCAATAATGATCAACTTGTACTTCTGTTGTTAGTGCTGGTGCTGAAGTAAGTGTTAGTGTTGTTCCTACAATTGTGTAGTCTACACCTTCTGTTTGTATAATATTATCTACATAAACTTTTCTATATGTTGCACCGTTTATGGTCAATGTAAATGTTGTGTTGCCCACCACTGATTGATGAAATACATCTTGTCGTATTGGCTTGAAACGAATTCTCATGCCGTTTTGCAGTTCCAATGTTTTACCATTGTCTAGTGTTGGTGTGGTGTAATAAGTTAGTCCAATTATATCGTCGATGTTTGTAAGCGGGTTTGCAAAATTGTAAACTAGGTCACAAGGTTGCATTGTATCAACAAGCCAAAAATACTTGTGATAGTTTATAAACATGTCGTAGTTGATTGGCAAGTTCAGCGTATAGCCTTGCTCGTTGAGTGAGTTGTTGTGTTGTTTAGCATCATCTTCAAGTACTGTAATCTGATTTACAAGATCATCATAGCTGAGTGCTTGTGTAATATTTTGATCAGCGTCTTTGTTTACTGCACCTGTAACAAACTGTACAGCATCAGTATAACTTCTATTTGTTAGATGATAATCTTCTGTAGCAGAACGTGATTGTGTACTACCAACATAGTTACTGACTGCAAGCAAACTACCTGAACTCATCAACTGTTCAAGTGTAGTGTCTAAGAATGATTTGTTTACTGTGGTTTGAAAAATCTGTGGAAGAAAGTCCACAACATTTCTTGTACCTAAAAATTCTTTGCTTTCACCTGGTCTGGTAATCAACGGAGCATTAGTTGCTTTTACTTGACGTTCACTCATTGAATGCTAACTCCAGTGTTTGATGCAATTGTTGTTGGGTTACTAATTGCAGTATTTACAATATCAATATTGCTGGTTGTGAGAATTGGTAAAAACAGTTCATCGCTGTCACTGCTTATTTCAAATAGTTCTGTTGTGTTCATATCATTAGCAACTGGCTGAATTGTAATACTACTGATCTGTCCAATCATGTTGTTGTGAATGTACGCCGCCATTTCTGTAAAGTAAAACTCTTCTCCAAAGTCCCAGTTGTCAACACTAAAATATGTTTCTATTAGTCTAATAACATTTTGTTTGATTTCTGTATCACTCATACTACTGTTTGCAGTTTTAGTAACAAGGAAACGTGCTTGTAATTCACTGCTAGCCAAATCGCCAAACAGTACTTTGTATTTTACTGGTCTGTAAATTACTTGGTCACTGATGCTCTTCTTGCTGTTCAAACTGTCAAAGATATTGTTTAGTTCACTAATAGTTGGTGGGTTAGGTCTAGTGCTGGATCTACCATCATACTGTGCCCATGCTCTGTAATCTGCATCATAGTTGCTGAGTAGTACATAAGTGTCAATAACATTTGTTGTTGCAGGATCAATAACTTGATTGATGTCTGCAATTCTTCTATACTCAGTGTGCAAGTTATTTCTACCACCTACACTGGTGCTTCCGTTTGTGTCATGTATTGTAAATGTATAATCATTTTCAATAACTGTGCCTAGTTTGATTGTGTCTGTGCCCAATAGTTTTACAAATGCTTCAGGATCATTTGGGAATCCGTCATTGTCTGGATCATCCAATGTAACTCTAATCTTGTGTGGATCTGTGTATCCGTCGCTGTAGATATAGTATCCGTATGCATTGAACTGATAGTTCTTGAGCAAAGGAACACTGGTGTCATTTGTTTGTCCATTGATTTTCAATACTGTCAAACTGTCGTCCAACGGCTTGAGTGTTTCACTGCTGAAAGTTTCTTTGAAGTTTAGATTGTTGAATCTAACTTGTTGATCACTACCAAATATAATAGTATTCTTTCTAACTAGTATTTCCCAATAGTCACTGGTGTAATTGAATCTAATCAACCAGCTGTTGTCTCTGCCTGTGTTGCTGTTGTCGCCTTCGTACACTCTGCTCCACTGTGCTATGCTGTTATTGGTTACGCTGTTGGCTGGTAAGTTAGCACTATCGATAATTTTCCATGACTGACTGCCAGCATCATATCTCAAACCAAAACTCAAGTTGCCTGAAATCTTTGCTTTGATGTTTGACTTTGTTGTAGCAGTAGTACTTGTTGCCCAACTTGAAACAAGTCTTTTGATTCTAGCACCACTTGGAATCACTTGACTGAGTACAACTGCACCTTTGCCTGTGATGTTTATACCATTGGGTGTGCCTGTTGCATCATCTTGTCCAAGTCCATCTTTGTATAGACTTACAACTCTTGCCCATGTTGTGTCGCTGTTGGCTACTGTAATACTTGCTACTGCACCACTGCCTCCGCCGCCACTGAACACAATACTTGTTGCGTCATTGTAGCCACTACCACTGTCAGTAATTGTAACACTTACAACACTGCCTGCACTGATGTTTGCAGTGCCTGTAGCACCTGTACCTGTGCCACCAATTGTAACTGTTGGCGCACTTGTATAACCACTACCACCATTTACAACTTTGATTGTTTTTACATAACCCATTTTGTAAGGTGCAGTAATAAATTCTACTAGTCCGTTTGGTTCTAGTTTTTTCAAACTGCTGGTTGCAACTGTGCCTAAACGCTGTACAATTGTGTTGAATGTTATATATCCACTACAAGTTTTATTGCCCTTGCTCACTTGGTTCCAACGAAAAACATTTGTGTCACTGCCATCTGCATTGAAGTAAGTGATACCAACTTGTGTGTCAGCAAAACTTGTGTTGCTACTGTGTGTGCCTTCATATGTATGATTGTTGTAGTAGAAGTTTTTGAGTTCACTGTTGTCCAATAGAGGTATAACGTTTCTATTGAAAATACTTTCACTGCTCAAACTGGTTGGCAAGTTTAGCAAACTTCTTGTTACTGTATCTTCTTTGTATAGATATCCGTCATTCATATATTGAATAGCATCACTGTAGGTTGCTGTTGGATCATATATGTCTCTGAATCTACTGTGTCCACTGTGTACTCTGTTGATGCTTTTGATCTTACGAATGTTTTCGCTCACAGTCAATGGGAACAAGCTGTAGTCATCTGCTGTAACCATTCTGTCCTGTGTAGCAAAGAATCTTGGAGCATTTGCTTTGATGCTTGCAATACTTTCTCTAGCACTGGCATTGCTTACTGTGCTTTTCAAACTTAGATTTAGTGTTGCAGTGTAGACATTGCCATCAATACCTACATAATCAAAACTGAAAGTTGTTTTATTGAACTGTCCAGGCTCCAATGTGTATGTGTCATTTAGACCTGTGCGATACCAAACACGAATAACACCTCTTGGAATATTACCAAAGTTGCCATCACTGAACACAATACTAATTTGATCATTTTCTCTGCTGGCAACACTGTAGATGTCTCTGGTGTTGTTGTTGAGTGCGTTGAAGATACTGTTACGTCCATACAGTTTGTCCACTTGTGTCCATGTTTTTTGTATTCTAGCAGTTTCGTCAATTGTTTGTACATATACATTGCCATTGGCAACATTGTTTGCATCAATGTCCAGTACCATGTTTGGCAAGCCATTTTCAATTCTAAAATCTTGGAATACCAACGCACCTTGTTTGAAGCCAACAAAGAATCCTGTATTAGGACTGCTGAATCCGCTGTTGTCATTTTTATAAAGCAAGTCTACTACACCATATGGGTTAGGTGATTTTTCTTCGATTGCATTTTTCTCTGCGTTGTAATACAAACTGTGCATGTTGAATGTAGCATTTTTGCCATTTACAAGGTTTGCAAATGTGTTGGTGCTGTCTGTGTTCACACTGTTTGTTCTATAAATCTCGTGGCTAACTCCGTCAATGGTTGTTCTTGCATAAGGTGTTCCAAACTTACTACTGTTTTGAAAAATAGCGTTCATAATAGTTAGAAAGTTTTGGTAAGTGTCTGGATCTGTGCTATCTTCAAATTGCAAGTTTACGTTTGCAAGATTGTTTCCATCAACATCATAAACAGTTTCGTTGGTCTTTACACTATCAACTTTTAGTAATCCACTTGCAACGACATTTCTTGTGGGATGATAGTTTAGGAATTCAGCAATACGCAAGGCGCTTTCTCTGCGTTCAGCTGTACTCAAATAGTTTTCTCTGCTTGCTAGGTCTGCCCTAAATGCTAGGTTGTGTCCTAAGAAAGCCATAAGTTCAATCAAACTTACAAATTCACTACTGGTAATCCAATCATTAAAGTTTTCTGGGTAGTTGGTGTTTATGTATTCAACCATAGCGTTACGTATTGTTTCAAAGTCATACGCTTGAAAGTTTGCTTCACTGAAACTTTCATAGATTACGCTAAAGTCTTCTGCGGCAAACAAACTACTCTGTCTTGCGCCCTGTGCCATTATTCTATCTCGCCTACATATGTTAGGTATAGTTCTTCAGCAGTGCCTGTGTCGTTGTATGTTAGACGCACTCTAATATCAAGTGAATGTTCGTCTGGCTTGCTGAGAACAGTTTCTAAGGGTGTCCATCGAGGATCACTGTTTATAATTTTGTTTACATCATCTAATGCAATTTCTTCTGTAGCAGTATCTAGTGGATCAAATACCAAGTCATGTAGTATGCTACCAAAGTTTGGATTTTGTACACGTTCGCCTTTGCGAGTGTAAAAATGATTCAAAAGATCACGTTTAGCAAGATCAACGTCAGTTAGACGTCTGCTTCCTGAAATCTTTCCAATTGTGCTATATCCGATATAAGTCGCCATACTAGTATTTATAGCAGAATTATGTGCTACTATATTATAATCTGTGTGGATATTTGATCAGTAGCTTGCATGGTTTTAGAAATTGTTAGCGTTCTGCCTGATACTGTAAAATCGTATAGGTGTTGCAGTGGTTGTCCTTGCAACTGTACCAACAATTTTTCTTTTGGATACATGCTTACTTCTTTTTGTATGGTAAATTCTGTGTTAGTGCCAGCAGTAAAAAATTGTGTAATTACAAGACTGGTGTATAGTTTGCTGATTTCTCTTTTACGTCCTTCTGGCGTAAATGGCAAATAGTTTCCAGTTTCAGCAAAGTATGCAAATCTTGCACGTTGTAGTTCTTGTTCATCCAGTAACCCAACTTCGTTGTTTCTACGCATTTTATGAATGCCGTTCAATCTAATCCAAGCTCTATTTTTGCTAGGACCATAATCTACCAATCTAATAATATTACTTGCTATTCTACACTTGCCTCGATTGATTTGACTGCGACTGATCATATTTGCAAGTTTGTCCAAGTCCTTGTGTATAATTGCATCTCTTGTATCATATATGCCTTCGTCTGCTTGCACAGTGAGAAACTTTCCTGTTACCCAATACAAAATCATCAGACCATCATACATGTTTTGACTCAAACTGTTCAATCCAAGACTAGTAAGTTGTTTTTTGAACTTGGTTTGTTCTTGATTCCATGTGGTAAGCCAGTCGTCAAATGCTTCTTGTTCAGTGATGCCTCTGTCAAATTTACTTTCGCCGTAGCCCAATCCACTGTAACCGTTGTAGCGATGAAAGTTTAGTGCAGTAAGTTCAACTGTTTCACTGCTGGTGATAGGTGCAATGTCTATTTGTGTATCATAAACAGTTTTATCCTGAATTACAAAGTCATCCCAAACTATTTTGAATAAATTTTGTACTTCTGTCAGCATTAGAATGGCCCGCCTGTTCTTGGATTCACATCAGTGCCTGCACTTCTTGCTGTGCTTTGTGTTTTACCAGCTGGCATTGTTTGTCCACTGAGTTTATCAGGTTTTACATCAGTTTCGCTGGTGTTGGTCTGACTGCTAGGTGCTTGCAATGGAATAGTATCTTGTGATTCTTCATGTCCGCCCCAAGGCTCATGCTCAGGCACTCTGCTTGATATACTTTGTTTTACTGTTGTGTTTGCTGTGTGATTATTGGTAACAGATTTGTTTGCTGGAAATGCTGTTGGTCCGTTTAGATCCAACATACCATCTGTAGTAATACGCATTGTGCCTTTACATCTAATATGACCATTGAGATCTGTTGTCAATCTAACATCTTTATTAGCGTGTACATTGAATGCTCCTGTTGAACTTTGAAATTTGATACCGCCATCACCTCTGCTTTTGACATTGATGTCATCTGCATCAATGTTCAAGTTGCCGCCAGCGTGTATATTGAAATCTTTTTCTGCATGATAGCTGATACTGCCTTCACCATAAACGTCAATGTTGCCACTGCTATCCATTTGTATCCACCCACTGCCGTTTTGATTGATTAGATAAAAAATACCTGCACTGTCATTGAGTAGTATCTGTGCGCCACCTTGACTGCGTATTCTTATGTTACAGCTCAGTCCAGTTTCTCTGTTTTTATCTGGTGTGAGGTTGTCTTCTGTGTTGATAGTTCCATCGTCAAACACAATGCTGTGTCCTCCTGGTGTATTCCAACCTGTTACTCTTGATGGACTTTCACGTCTACTACCACTACTGCTTACACCTCTAGCACTGTCAATACCAATACCTTGTTGACCCAATGCACCGTTGAGGTGATGAGGTATTCTTCTGTCAGGTTCATTATTTTGTTGCTTGGTTGTGCTTTCTACTGTGCTACCTACACCACTTTCGCCTTCTACTTTGCTTACAGGTAGTCCAGGAACTTGTGCATTCCTGTTCATGTCTGACATTACACCTACTAGGAAACAGTATGTTTCTCTGCCAGTAAATCCAACCAATACTTCTGATCCTACTGCTGGAGGACTACAATGAAAACCGTAGTTGTTGGTAAACTCATCTTCTTTGATACTGCCTCCAAAAGGACTTATCCTACGACAGCGTATCCAATTTTCAGGAGGTGTGCCGTCCTCAAACAGTGTTTGCTGTCCTAGCAGTTCAACAAAGATATCACCTTGATATTTGTCGTCTTTGACACTGCGTACCCTTGCAATATAAAGTCCATGAAACATTCCAAGACCACCAATATCACCGTGTTGGTATCTTCCTTGTATCTGACCGCCTTGAGGCATATTGCTGTTGTTAGTACGTACCATTTTACAATCCTAATCCTTTTGTTGTGTTATAATAATTTTCTTGTAATTGCTCATACAGTGATTCCATGTTACTGTGTATGTCTCTGATACTGCTGAGTTCCATAAAAAATGAGCCATCGACAAATGTTGCTGTTACAGTCATTACTCGATAGATTCCAATAATACCAAAGTTGCGTTCACTTAGATCCATTAGTCCTGTGTCGTCGCTTGGATAAGTTGGAAACTGAAGATTTAGAAAATAACAAACGCCGCCTCTTTGATAATTGGCATGTTGTTCTCTGTTACGTAAACTTTTTTGATTTTTAGGTCTGCCAAGCCAGTAAGGATCTCCTCTGATGTTTAGTTGCTGTGTGAGCATGTCTGTAAATGCAGTATAGTTTTGTTCTACTGCACCCAACATTGCCGCCGCAGGTCTATCTTCTTCACTGCTACCGCCTGTTGCCAAACTTTTGAATTTTGTTTGACTGAACTTGTTTGGAAATGCTTCTACTTCTGGTTTCTTGAAAGCAATATCACTTTGTGTAATGTAACGTTCTTTCATAGTAAGAAATCTATTTTGATTGCCTTGTTGTTTGTTGAGTTCTTCAATTCTCAACTGTTCAGCTAGTATCTGATCTGTAATCCCTGGCTGAGCCTGAGATGTATTTCTCATCTCTTGTACTTTGGTACTGCGTTCTTCTGTAAGTTTTTGTCTAGCAATTCTCTCAATTTCTCCTTGAGTTTCTAAATTGTTAAGACTTTCCAGCTGTGCATCAATGTCATTGATTCGTTGATTTATTTTACGAATTTTACTTTTTAGGTTTTGCAAATCATCTTTTAGGCTTATAAGTTTCTGTTCTTCTAGTCCAACAAAAAAATCGTCTCTGCCTTCTAGTCTACCATGTTGCAGTGCTTGAATAGTGTAAAATGTATTGTTGAGTGATACATCTAAATCCATTACTTCTGTATTCAATCCTGTGTATGTGTAATCGTATCTTTTGCGCAGTAGTTCTGCTTGAACTATGTTGTTCAATCTTTTGGTTTGTAGATTTCTGTCTCCCAATAAGTTTTTAGTGCTAACAGGATCATGTCTAATCTCTGGAGCAACAAATTGTTTTATAGTAAGCATCATCTTTTTTGTGTATTGTCCAGCTAGTATATCCCAGAAGCCGTATTCTATTTCACTGTCAATGTTGTACCATGCCATGAGATCTGCAATAGCCACAGGATCTGCAACTCCATCCTCGCCATTTGCTTTGGCTTGTTTATTGCTTTTGATAGTGTTATACACAGGCAAACGTCTAAACTCATTGGTG